TCATTTCACGACCCGCAGAGCCCCGAATTCCAGCGCATCCGCGGCCTTCCGTAGATGCTGCGGAGAGAATCGCGCATAGACGCTGGAGGTGATCTGCACGTTCGAGTGGCCGAGATATTGGCTGATCTCGTCCATGGGCACGCCGGCCTCGGCCATGTGGACCGCGGCCGTGTGGCGCAAGGTGTGCAGCGTCACGTCCAACAGGCCGGCATTGGAAACCGCCCGCAGGAAGCCCTTGCGGATGCACTTGACCGGCCCGCCCGCCCACTCGATCACATGATCAGACAGCGCGGCCGCGCGGGCGGATGTCAGCGCGGCGCGGAGTGTGTTGTTGATCGGCACCGTCGCCCGGCCTTTCCGCGGCCCCTCGGCTTCCACCCGCAGCCGGATCTGCCCACGCTCGAGGTCAACCCGATCCCATGTCAGCTCCAGCACCGCACCGACGCGAGCCGCCGTCGTCAGCAGGACGGTGATCGCCAGCTTGATGTGGGGCTCGCACTCGGCCTCCATCAGCCTCGAAACCTCGGCGTGCGTCAGATAGCGGTCGCGCGGCGCCGGCTTGGCTGGCCTCTCGATGTGCGGCGCCACCTGGATCAGGCCGCGCTTGGCCGCCCAGAGCAGGCATGTCCTCAGGTGGCCGAGCTCCGTCCAGACGGTGCCGACGGAGACCGTCTTGCGCCGTGCCTTGGTGTAGCTCCGGCAGGCTTCCGGCGTGATCTGATCGGGCCGCAGCGCGCCGAAATGCGGCAGGACCGCGTTGCCGCTGGACCGCATGTTGCGCTCGACCGGGCGGCCCTTGCGATCGGCAAGATAGGCCGCCCACAGGTCTCGGACGGTCGTCGCCCCGGAGGGCAGGGTCTCCCTGCGGATCCGGTCTAGCGCCTCGACCTCGGCTTCCGCTCGCGTGCGTGCGTCAAGACGATAGCGCCTTCGGGCTCCATCCTCCCACCATGAGACGACGAACCGCCCGTTGAGGCGGCCGATCCGATACTCGCGCATTCGTAGTCCTCCACTGATCGTGCTGGGATTCGGATCATGCGTCCCACCCTGAACCCGGACAAGCGGCCGGACTTGACCAGCTGGCGCACGGTCTCGGCCGAGCAGCCCCAGCGGTCCGCCAGCATGTCAGGGGTGAAAGGCCTCGTGTCGCTCATGCCTGCCTCCTTTCCCGGCGCATCCGCGCCATGTCCCTCATCGTGATCTCGACAGCTCCAGCGGCCACGGACCGATCCCACGGTAGGATCACGCCACGGCCTCCTCTGCGGCCCATCCGCTCCACTGATCGGCGCAGGCCTCGGCCACGCCCTCGAAGGTGCGGCTGCGGAATTTCCAGCGGCCGGGCCCCGGCGGCGCGCGGTGGACGGCCGACCAGCGCTTGTGCTCGGGCGTGCCGGGCCGGGGCGGCGTCAGCCGGTCGGTGGCGGCGAGCCGCGGCAGGCCGCGCAGATAAAAGCTCGTCGCCTTGAAGAAGGGCTCGCCGAACCACCAGGGCTGCACCGTCTGCGGCCGCGGCAGATCTGCCGGCAGACGAGCTCGCGCGTGCGGGTTCATTACCGGGTTTTCGACCGCCACGCGCGGCACCGGCGCCTGCCAGCAGGCCGCAAACAGCGCCGCGCCGCGGTCGAGGTCGGCCCACAGGAAGGCCAGCCGCTCCTTGCGACCCATCCGGGCGAAAGCCTCGCGCTCCGCCGCCGCATAGGTCTCGGGCAGGCGCTTCGAGGGCTCGTGCAGCCACCGGACGCCGCTGTTGCAGAGCCGCGTGCAGGGCGGGTGCGCCACGATCAGCAGGTCCCAGCCGTCTGACAGATGGTCCCGAACGTCGCCCACGATATGGCGGTTCGACCGATCCTCGGCCGGCAGGAGGTCGCAGGACCACACGTCATGCCCGCGGGCGACAAAGGCCCGGCGCATCACGCCCGAGGTCTCGCAGCCGATCAGGATGCGCAGGGGCTTAGCCATGCTGCACCTCCGGCAGGTACCGCAAGGCGGCAGGCGACACGTTGCCCGCAGATGTGGGGAGGCTGCTATGCCTGGGGGCCGGACGACCTACAGGTCTTGCATGTCCGGCGCGGATGACCCCTCGCGCCCTTGGGCGCAAGCACAGGCTAGTAGCGCAGGCGGGTGCTGCCGATCCTGCGGGGGCGAGTGGGATGTTCAGTAAGTTGATGAGTTTATTTGCTCGATAGTGCATGTATGCACCAATATTGGTTAAGTAAACGCTACCACTTTCGATTGAATCAAAAGCCGGACAAATTACCCAAGGATCAGCCATTGGCGATCTCCAGCAGCACGTCGGCATGACAGGGCGCACCGGGCTGGCACCAGCAGGCGAGGTCTTTGCCGCGCAGTTCGCGGATCACATCCTCAACGGTGGTCCATTGCGCCGGGATCTTCCCCTTCGGCCACGGCAAGGGAACTGGTGACCAGCAGCCTTCCTTCTCGAGCAGCATCCGAAACGACTGGACGGCAAGCGCCGGGTCCATCGGCTTTTCCAGCGCGCCGCCCGGGTGGTTGACCACAAACGGGTTGCCCCACTTGGTCGAGCGATCAACCTTCACGGCGCCGGGCGGCATCCGCCATCCTTTCGCGCGGGAAAGCTGGATCCGCCGTGGCTTGCCGCCTGCAACCGCGCCTGTATCCTGCGCGAACCCGGTCGCAGGGGGAGCCGTCCCTGCGCTCGCAGCGGGCACGTCCGTCCTCCGTCCCTGCCGGGTGCTGTTCTCAGCCATTGGCGTGCCCCTCGATCACTTGGGGCTCCTGCCGGCCCCGTGCCGGAGCCTCGAGCGTCTTCACCGCCGTCAGATAGAGGCGGACCCCGTTGAAGATCTGCTTCGCCACGGCGGCGCGGGCGAGCCCATCGGCCGGGCTGATCTTGCCCGCACGCATGTCGCGCAGATCCTCGGCAAGGCCGGAGATCATGCCATGCAACCCGAGGCTGTCGGCTACGGGGGTCGAGGCGTAATCACGCGGTTCCATAGTGCCTCCTGTAGTGCTGGTGGGCCGCCTCGGTGTGCAGGGCCTCCGCGAGCGCGGAGAACACAGAGAGAAGCCGCCGGTCCCGGAAAGTCCCGGGCGCGGGAACGACGGACCCGAAGGTCTGCTCGCACCAGCGGCAGACCGGTTCCACCGGCCACGTCTGCACCGGTCCCGGCCAGCGGTAGTCGCGGTGCTGTCCGCAGATCGCGCAGGTGAAGGGGCGCGGCCGGTCAGGACAGATGGGCATGCGCCAGCTCCGGCATCTCGTCCCAAGTGCGGCCGTCGAGGCGGCGGCCGGCGGCCCGCTTGCCAACACGCCGAAGCGACCAGCCCGGGCCGCCATTGTCGTTCGCGTTTCCGGCGCCGATCGAGCCGTCCGGCCAATAGGTCACGTCGCCCGGATGTCCGGGGAGCAGCTTGTCTGCCCGCGCCCACTCCCCCCACTGCTTGAACAGGAACGGCACGCCCGCGGCCTGCGCCTGATCCCGTAGGGAACGTGCCCAAGCCGGATGCATCGGCCGCGCGTGGCGCCCGCTCTCCCCCCCGACGATGATCCAGTCGAGGCCGCGCAGCTTTTCTGCGCCCGGGCTGAAATGACCGCGCTGCAAGAACCCGGCAGCGATGCCGAAGGGGTGTCCCAGCGCCCATGCCACATCCATCGGCCCGAGCAGCGGTTCGAAACTCCCGAACCGCACCGCTGCGGACGTAGCGAGCAGGTCCGGGATCCGCTCATCCGCCCGCTGCTGATCCTCGGCCGAGACGCCAAGCCAGACGTTTGGAAGGGGCTTTCCTGCCTCGAGGCAGGTGCGCGCAGCGGAAAGAGCGTCCTCGAGCGCTGCGGTCTGCGCATGCCATGCCGGGCTGCCGTTCGGATCGTCGTCACACGCCACGCGATGGTCAGCGTCCCGCCACTCGTCGGCCTCCTCCAGAGCGTAGATGTCGAGCTTCGATACATACCCCCGCATCCGCGCCGCCCGCTTGGTCAGCACCTGAAACGTGTGCTGCGGGGCCAGCGCCATGACCGCGAACACCCGGTCGATCCACTCGTCCGGCACCGCTTCGTGGAACAGGTCGGCATGGGCGCAGACGAAGATCCTGCGCGGGCGCTTCCAGCGCAGCGGCTGCTCGAGCCATTGCTCATTGAGGCGGACCTCGCCCGTCCAGGCGGCGACTCCGGCCGCGTTGCGCCGGGCCAGCCCCGCACGGCTCGGGTGCTGGGACAGGCGCGTTGCCGCGAGATCGGCCGCATAGCAGAACTGGCAGCCGGGCGAAGCGAGCGTGCAGCCCGTGATCGGGTTCCATGTCGCGTCGGTCCATTCGATGGTGCTGGTCTCAGCCATGCTCTGCCCCCACCACCTCGAACACGCGCCCGGTCGTACAGCCGAGACGCTGTGCGATCCGCCGGGCGATGCCGATCCGGTCAAGGGGCATGGGCTGGCCGCCCGGCAGATGCGGGGACACGGCGGCGATGGCGTCGGACCACGCGGAGAGGATCTCGTCGCGCGCGAAGGTGTCGATCTGGTCATGATCGAGCATGCTCAGTCCTCGCCCCAATACGACATGTCGGCGTCGGCACAGGCTTCCGGGCCATCCTCGCGCTGGTGGTCATCGGCCCAGTAGCTGGGCGCCACCTCGCGGGCGTAATCGGCGATGGATGAGCCATCGTCGAAGGTCGGGCCGGCGACCGAGACACACCGCGCCACGAAGGCCTCGACGAATTGCTCCTTCGTCATCTCACCCGCGCTCATGGCCGGCCCCCGGTCTGGCGCCATGGCAGGCGCAGTCATCGTCGGCGCCGAGGCAGCGGCAGTGCGGGCGGCGGGCTTGGCGGACGATCTCCTGGTGGAGCTGGTGCAGGAGGAGATCGGTGGCGGGGATGAGGGTCATGGGGGCTCCTGTATCCTCGGAGGAAGAGGCCCCGGCCCGCAGGCCGGGGAGTTGCAACGGGAGGGTGCGCGGATTGCCCGCCGCGCCGGGGTCGCGTCAGGCCCTCTCGGGCTCGCCGCGGAACAGCGGCAGGCCGGTGGCCTCCGTCGCCTCGTGGAGCGCCTCCTCGATGGCGTCTTCGAGGGCGATCTCCGCGTTGTGGAGCGAGAGGATGAACTTCACCTCGGACCCCGCCTTGCGGTAGCGGAAGCGGACTGGGATGCGATAGGCCGCGCCGCGGTCGAAGATCGGGATCGCGATCATGAACAGGTTCGGGATCTTCAGCGGCTGGCCGTCCGGCTCGCGATGCTCGTTGATGAACTGGATCGAGGTCTCGCCCGTGTCGCGGTTCAGGGTGGCGGTCAGGTTGCTGACCTCGTGCACCTGGAAGCTGCGCGAGAGCTGCACCAGCGTCTGATACTGGCCGAAGCGCCCGTTCAGCTGGCGTGCGACCTCGATCATGCGGACCTCCCACGGCTCGACATTTGCCGCGCCGATATGGCCGTTCAGGAGGTTCGGCGTCGGGTCGAGCAGATCCTTCGCGTTGGCCTCGATGAACTCGCCGAACTCGGCCTTGTCGAGCGCCTTGTTGTTGACGCCGGTCCAGAGCTTCCATTCCTTCGACATCGGGAAGGTATAGAGCGCCCGGTGCCGGCAATGGCTGGCCTTCGGATCGCGGGTCTCGTGATCCATGACCGGCGCGCCCGCACCCATGTAATCGGCGATGCAGGTGAGGCTCGGCGCCGCGCCGATGTCGGCGAAGAGGGCCGAGGTCTCGCCCTTGTGCCGGTTCGCCCAGGCGATGAGGCTGGCCAGATCCTGCAGCTTCGCCGTGCCCGCGCGGCGCCACGGCTGGAGCTTCGTCGCCAGCCGGTCGACCGCCTCCGTCAGATCGACGTGGCGCATGTCGTCGGGGATGGCGTAGTGCGAGGCGGCGGGCGCAGCACCCGGCAGGTGGTTCAGGATCTCGACCGGCTGCGCCATCTTCGGCAGCACCTCGTCCAGCGCCGTCTCGAGCACGTTCTTCGCGGTGTTCTCGTCCATTTTCTGTCCTTCTCGGGGTTACTCGTCCGCGCCGGGCGTGCGCAGCTGGCGCCGGCCGGCAACCTCACGGATCTCCATTCGCGACTGGTTGGGGTTCGCGATGGTCAGCCCGCCGCCGTCGGCGGTCCATGCGGTGGCTTTCGCCTTGGGCGTCCTGGGCTTCGTGACCTTGTGCTCGATCGCCAGATCGATCTGGCCGAAGCGGTCGGTCGTGTAGCTGATGGTGATCTGCAGCTTGCCGCCCGCCTTCGTGCCGTAGGCCTGGCTGAAGTTGACGATCTCGGAGATCAGGTCGTCATTCTCCTGCAGCAGCAGCGGCTGATACTGGCCGTTGTCGGCCAGCGAGATGATCTGATCGAGGGTGCGCAGTTCGCTCATGGGTTTCCTTTCGGGCGGCGGCGCGGGTTGCGGGTTCGGTAAGGCGTTCATCTGCTCCTCTCGGCTGCACATGGAGCCGCCCCGGGCGGGACGGCCGAGCTGCAGCCGCGTCATGAGGTGCGCAGGATCTCGGGAACCTCGGAGGCGAGCACGCGCCAGGCGCGGCCCGTCTTCTTCTCGTAGGCCGCCCAGCCGGTGCCGCCCTCGGTGCGGTAGAAACCGAGTTCCATGCTCACATGCCCCGCATGGCCGCGGCCTGCGCGCGCATGGTCGCGGCAACGTCGGTGGCGTGGGCCCAGAGCACGGTGGCGACGAAGAGGAAGCCCAGGAGCGCCAGCGCCCCCAAGAGCAAGCCGGTCAGGTTCGGCCCGAGCGGGCTGGGCCTGCTCGTCCGGAAGGTCGGCCGCGGCACCGCACGGTGCAGCGGGCGGCCCATGGCGATGGCCAGCTCGTGATCCGTCAGAAGGCGGCTGGCGGCCTCGCGGATCTCGGGCGTAGGCGCGTGCTCGGCGTGATGCCGAGCCATGTTGAGGGCGCGGGGCGAGAGGGGAAGATCCTGTTTCATTGTTCGAGCGCCTCCCGCGCCTGGGCGAGGATGGTGTCGACCTCGGCCCCGGGCTCCTCATCGGCAGTGTCGAGTTGCGGGAGCCCTGCCTCGGCCGCGGCGAGCAGCCGGCGCAGCTGCGGCTCGGTCAGGTCGAGGAGAGCGAAGCGGCCAACCGGCGTCGAGGCCGGGTAGCGGATGGCGGTGGCGGTCATGGCCGGCCCTCCGCAATGTGGTAGCGGTTGCCAGAGGGGCACAGGCGCGCCCTGGCGTTGGCGAGCAGGCTGGCCCAAGCCAGCGGCTGGAGGATCATGGGCAGTCTCCCGTCAAATGCACGGTCAAGGATCGGCCGTCTGACGAGAAGCTATTGGGGGAGTTTCCCCATGTCAACGCTCTAATGGGGATTTACCCCCACTTGCATGCAGAATCGTGCCGGCCTCCCCATCGGCTCCCACTGCCGGCGGGTAAAGGACGGCTCTAAAGCCGGGCACCCCGAAACCCGCGGAGGCGGGCGGAAAGTGAATTGTGCTTTATGACGGAGCGAAGCAGACGGCCTGACGACCAAGCGCCATCAGACGTAGACCCGCTCCACATAATCGGGCGAAAGCGTCAGCAGCACAGGCGCTGCCCACTTCAACCGGACGCCGTGCATGTTGTCTGCATCCGGGTTCAGCGACAGGAGGCTGAAAGTGCCCTCCTGGCTACCCACCTTGACAACCTTGAGCCATGCCCTTCCGTCAGCGTCCTCGCAGACACAAGGGGTGTTGAGCGCCTCGACCGGCACGCCCTCTGCGGCGGCGCGCGTGTAGAAGAGCACCGATCCAGGGCGATAGAGCGGCATCATGCTCTCTCCCTTGACCTCTACCGCAACTATGCCGTGTGGCTTCAGCTGCGGGGGGCGGGCGACGTGGTACATTCCATCGCCCTTCTCGTAGGCGTCTAGGAGGTCAACCCGCGCACCCGCACCCACGCAGCCCGCCACCGCAATGGGCGCGTGAGCCGGACGCGCATTCAGATCTCCCGTCATGCCGATCTGAATGATCTCATCGACCGTTCGCCCAAGCTCTCTGGCCAGGGCGTAGGCGTTGGCGACCTTAGGCGATGACTCGTTGCGGATCAGATCTCGCACGCCAGACTCGCCCATGCCTGCAGCTACCGAGAGCGGCTTCATCTTGATGCCCTCAGCCTCCATGACGATCTGCAGGCCACGCACGAAGGCGTCCAGGGTCTTTTTCTGCATGTGGGGAAAGTGCCCCATACCCCAGCTCCGTTCCATGGGGAAGTTCCCCTTGCCAATATGGGGGAGTTCCCCCATATTGCCCGCCATGGAACAGCTCATCTCAGACATCGAGGCCCATTGCGCGGCGTGCGGGATCAGTCCGCAGAAGCTGTTGCGCGAGGCCATCAACGCGAAGTGGGGACAATGGCAGGACTGGAAGGACGGCAAGTCCAGCCCGACCATGAAGGTTGTGGATCGCCTGCGCGCCCACATGGCGGGCGCCGAGATGACCGCTACCGGTCATGGGCTGGTCTCTCAGGAAGAAGCAAAGGGGGCAGCGTGATGACCTACGCCGCCCCCTTCGCCCGTCATGAAATCGCTTCGTCATCAAAGCCTCTCGCCAAGGCACAAGATGGAGCGAACATGCGGAAAAATCCTGCCAATTCGGACGAGCACGCCAGAACGAGCCGAAAATGGTTTTCGAACCTGCTGCGCCGAGCCTTTCCGGCCAACTCTGAGGCTGAACTGGCCGAGCGCGCAGCGCCCGTGCTGGGGGTGAGCACCCGGCAGGTGCGCAACTGGCTGCGCGAGGACCACGATGCGTCCCTCCGCTACGTCACCGCCGTGATGATGATCGCGGGCGCGGAGGTGGTCTTCTCCCGGATGGAAAGCCGCCAGCCATGATCCGGGTCTGCTGGCACATCACTAGGCGCTTCTACGAGGTGCGGGCCAGCCGCGCCTCATCCAAGGGCCTGACGGATAAGCATCGGCATCTGCAAGGAAAAGCCATGAAGTATTCTTCCCTGATCGAGCACTACGAGGCGCATCACAAGAGCCCAGAGCCGCAGGAGCGTCGCCTGCCGTCCGGCTGGTGGCTGATCGTGGCCGCGCTTGCCTATGCGCTCGTCTACGTCCTCGCGACATGGGCCGTCCTCGCATGATTACCGCCGCCGCGGCCGTGCCTGCCTTGGCCGCGGCCACTCAGCCGGGGGCGCTCGCTCCTTCTGCCCCCGGCCTTTTCCCTTCGGCGCGACCCTCCTCTGCGGCGGGGCAGGGACCTGCGGGAGCGGTGCGTCAATGACCGCCTCCCTGCACCTCTCTTTGCCGCCGCCCGGCAATCCAGACTGGACCGCGCTCTATGCTCATCCCGCCCGGGACGCGGGGCTCCTGCATTTCGGCGCCGGCCCGGCGCTGGTGGCGCGCCGCGCGAAGCTCGGCCGGCCGGTCTATCTCGCCACGCCCTACAGCTTGCGCGCCGTGGACCGGGAAGGCCGGTGGTCGGCAGACATGTCGGCTGCGGCCATGGGCGATGCCGGGCGCGAGATCGTGCGGCTGCAGCAGGTGGGCGTGACGGCGATTTCGCCCGTCGCCCTCTCGGGCGTGGCGGTGCATGCCACGCTTTATCCTCGGCCCATGCTCGATCCGCTCGATGCGGTGCTCTGGGCCGAATGGTGCCGCCCGATCCTCGATACATGCTCCGCCGTCGTGGTGCCCGACATCCGCGGCTGGTCGCGCTCTCTCGGGATCTGGCACGAGGTGCGGGCCGCGCTCGCGCGCCAGACCTCGGTCTTCGTCTATGCGGAGGGGCCGGAGCGATGACCCACCGCGGCAGGATCACGAGCGAGGCCGAGCTGCGCCGGTTATGGGCGGACCCGAGCCTCAGCATCTCCGAGATCGGGCGACGGCTCGGTATCAGTTATCAGGCGGTCCAGCAGCGGGCCGCGCTGCGCGGGCTCGGCCCGCGGCCGGTGGCGCCCAACGAATGGGCGCGCTGGGTGCCACCTTCGGACTTCGCCGAGATGTGGCGCGCGGGTGTGAGCCTGCGCGACATGGAGGCGGCCTTCGGCGTGGCGCACAACACCATCACGAAAGCGGCCCGGCAGATGAAGCTCGGGCGCCGACGGATCTGCCGCTGGAGCGCGCTGCCGCTGGCCGAGTTCCGCCTCCGCCAGCGCCTCGCCGCGGCCGCCGCCGAAACGCGGGCGGCGATGGATTTGCGCGAGATGGTGGACCGGCCCTATCACGGCAGGAAGCGCTGCCGCATCGAGACGAGGGCCGCATGACGCCCGAAGACGCCGCCCGCGCCGCCCTGATCCGCACCCGCTGCCATCCCGCGCGGATCACCGAAATCATCGCCGAAGTCGCAGAGGCGACGGGCTGGGAGCCGCAGGAGATCACCAGCGCGCGCGTGTTTCCGGGCCTCGTCCAGGCCCGCGACCTCGCCTGTTTCATCGCGCGTCGCGAGGGCTTCTCGCTGACCCAGATCGGCAACGTCCTGCGGCGCGACCATTCCAGCATCAGATCGGCGCTGCAGCGCGAGCAGCGGCGCCGGGGAGGGACATCATGACAGCGCACCCGCGATCCGTTCCCGCAGGATCCGCGCCCCGGCTGATCGAGGCCGGGCACCTGCCGGACTATCCGCTGGACCCGAACCAGCGCCTCACGACCCATTTCTTCATGGCCTGGCACCATGACCGGTGGCTGAACAGCCGCTTCCGGCTCTCGGCCCCGCCCGATGTGCGCGGCCTCGCCTTCGACCTCTTCTGCCTGAGCCAGAAACAGACCCCGGTCGGCACGCTGCCCGATGACGATGTGCAGCTCGCGGCGCTCCTCATGCTCGACCTGAAGGCCTGGCAGTCCTACCGCTCGCGCGACTGGTCGCCGCTCTACAAATGGGTGCCCTGCCAGTGCGACGGCGAGGTTCGCCTCATGCACAGCGTCGTGGTCGAGATCATTCTGGAAAGCCTGAGCCTGCGCGAGAAGCGGCGCGTCGAGGGCGAGACCGGGCGGCGCCGGAAGCGCCTCGCGCGGCTTCCCGACCAGATCCTCGATGCCGGCGGCACGCGGAAGATGGCGGCCGATCCGGGGCTGCTCGAGCGCATCGACAGCTGGCTCGTCCAGTTCTGTCCCGGCAACCGGACCCGCGACATGGTGCGCCGTGCGCTCGAGGCGGATGCGCTGGCGCAGGCCGACGCCGTGCAAGGCATTGGAGCGTAACGGTTAATTCTGTCCGCCGGACAGAATGGGGACAGAACGGGACAGAATGCGGACAGAACCGGACAGAACCGGACAGAACCGGACGGAAGCGGCCGCCTCGGGCCGAATTCTGTCCGGCGCATAAGACAAGACAGAGACAAGACAGAACAGAGTTCCGAAACGCCCGGAACCGGTTGGCGAAGCGGCAGGCGTGGCAGTGCTGAGAAAGGGAACGGGGCCATGAGTGGAGCGAAGGCGGAAGACCGGGCGCGGGTGAAGGCGCTGGTGGTGGATCGGCTCGAGCAGGCAGGAATGGCGCGCCGGCGCGGCGTGTCCGCGGCGGTGCATGAGGCGACGATGGGGCGGATCTGCGAGCGCCTCGCCTACATGAGCGACGACAACCTCATGACGCTGGCCGAGACCCTGCTCGACAGCGCGCCGGATGGCGTCTGGCCGTCCGAGCTGGTGATCCGGGAGTTCGCGCGGGGGCTCCAGGAGCCACCCGCGGCGGAGCGGCGGATCGTGACCAGCTGGCTCGCGTCGATCGAGGGGCCGAAGGCCGAGGCGGGCGGGCATCTGGTCGAGCTTTACCGCTGGCTCCTGAAGCATCCGCGCCCGCCCATGGCCATGGATATGCGCGGGATCCGGGAGCAGGCGGCGGAGAACGCCCGGCGCTGCGAGCTGACCCGCGACCGGATCGACCGGGAGACGGCAAGCCCGGAGGATCGGGGCTGGCTCGAGCAATATCTGCGGGATCGGGATGCGGCCCGTGCGCTGGTCGATGCCGGCCGCGGGCGGAAGGACGAGGAAGGGACGGCGGCATGAAGGCGGCGGGAATGATGAACGCAATGCAGGGTGATGGCCGATCGGATGTGCAGCGGCGGATCGAGGCCATGACGGTGGCGAGTGGCGGCGGTCGCAAGGCATCGGCTGCGGCCGTCGCGTTCTCGGCCGAGGATGAGCGGCAGCGTCTCGCGGCCATGCTCGCAGCGGCCACGCCTCCGGAGGCGATGCAGGCCGCGCCCGTGGCCCCGGCCCGCGGGGCGCAGCGTCTGGTGCCGAACGTGACCGTCCTGCCGGGCGGCCTGCGCCGGATCGAGCCGGGGCACTGGGAGGCGGCCGACGTGTTCGATGCCATGACCCGCTCGGCCTGGCTGAAGCACGAGGCAGCTGTGGAGAAGGCGCGGCTGGCCCATGAAGAGAGCAAGTCGGAAGAAAACTTCACCGCGCCCGTCTTCGAGCCTCCGTTCTCGCCGGGGCAGATCGCCATGGCGCGGCATTACCGGGGCCTCGTCGAGCGTCATTCGGCTGGCGGCGTCAGGTGCTCGTCGGCCGAGGCGCTGCTCGCCGGCGGCGTCTCGGGTGGGGGAGACCGCGACTGGATGGACGGATATCTGCGCGAGGGCGAGGAGCTAGCCCGGCTGCGCGCCCGCATCGGCACCGGCTCGGCCATGGTGGTGCGCCGCATCCGGCCAAGCGCCCGAGGCAGCAAGGCCAGCATCGCTGATCGGACGCTGGTCGATATGGTCGCGCTGTCCGGCAAGACGCTGAGCGAGGTGCTGGCGGCGCATGGCTGGGCGAAGTGCACCGAGCATCTTGGCGCGCTCCGGCTGGCCTTGGCCACCGCGCTGGACAGGATGCAAGGGTATCGGACATGACGCTGAACGAAGGGGCTTGACGCTTAACTCACTCGCGTCCATGTTCTTCGTCATCATCCACCATAGCGCCCGCCGGTCACCCGAGCGGGCGCTTTGCATTCCGGGGGCGCCGATGGACCTGTCTCTTCGAATGGAGGATGGCGGGATCGGCCGGGCGCTGGCGCAGCTCGGCGGCCCGGATCTGCGTCGGGCGGTGAGCTGGGCGCTGAACGACACGGCGCAGGATGTGCTCGGCCATGTGCAGGAGCGGATGGGGCAGGTCTTCGACCGGCCGACGCCGTTCACGAAGAACGCCTTCATGGTCTGGCGGTCGACGCCGCACACGCTCGAGGCGGCGGTGCAGGAGCGCCCGAGCGTCGGTGCCCGGCATTACCTGAAGGTGCAGGAGCGGGGTGGCCCGCGCGGCCGCACCGGGTTCGAGACACTCCTCGACCGCAGGCTCTCGTTCGCGGGCGACCTCCGCTCGGTGATCCCGGCCGACAATGCCCGGCTCGATGCCTACGGCAACTGGTCGCGCGGCGAACGCAATCAGGTGCTCTCGGCGCTGCAGGCGCAGGGCGATGCGCGGGCCAACACGACGGCAGGGTCGAAGAAGCGCAACCGGCGCCGGGCCAGCTACTTCGTGCCGAAGGCGGGCCTCACGCCGGGGGTCTACAAGCGCACGGCCGGCGGGCAGCTGGGGATCGTGGCCGTGCTCTCGCCGAAGGTGCCGGTCTATCAGCAGCGCCTTGGCTTCTACGAGGGCGCCGAGGATGTGGCGCGGGTGAAGCTGCCCCAGCACCTCGGCCGGACCCTCGGTCGGGCCTTCGGCAAGCGGTTCGGGGGCTGATCCCCCTTCGGGTCCTCCCCCCGAGGGGTCCGCACGCGGGTAATTCGCACCCCGTCACAGATCGAACCGCCCGATCCCGCCGGGGTGCAGGTTGCGGTTCTTGTTGTTGTTTCTACAGGAGAAAGCCCGTGCTGACCACCGTCACCCTCGTCGACGGGAGCGTGCTCGACCTCGCGGCCTGGCCGCTCCCCGAGGGGATGGAGGACGGCACGCTCAACCGCGCGCAGCTCGCCCGCGCCTTCTCGGTCTCCGAGAACACGATCACGAAGTGGATCTCGCAAGGCATGCCGGTCATGTCCGACGGGCAGAACGGCGTGGCCTACGAGTTCCGCCTCCGGCACTGCTACGCCTGGCGCATGGAGCGCGACGCGCGTGCCCGCGCGGCCAAGGCCCAGGGCGACAGGCTTGCCGCTCAGGCCGCACTCGCCTTCCGCAACCTCGACGAGGATCAGGCCGAGGAGGAGGCGGAGCTCACCGCGGACGATCTGAAGAAATGGTCCGAGGCCGAGTATCACCGCAACCGGGTGGCCGAGCAGCGGGGCGATCTGGTGCGGGCAGGCCGGATGCGCGAGCTCCTCGAGGAGCTGATGGTCTCCTTCGGCAATGCGCTCGATACGCTGCCGGACTTCTGCGAGCTGAACTTCAGCCTCTCGGCCGAGCAGGTGGCGAAGCTGCAGGAGCGCTGCGATGCGGCCCGGATCGACGCGCGGGCGCGGATCGAGGCCGCGCTCCTGCGGCCCGGCGAGGTCGTGGCCATGGGCGCGCAGAAGGCGCTCGATCTCTGATGGTCGAGATGCTCGACCGCGGCATCGGGCGGCTCACCCGCATTCCGCCCCTGCCGCCCTTCACCGCCCCCGAGGAGATCCTGGCAGACGCGCTGCCGCTCCTCGATCCGCCGAGCCGGGTCACGGTGACCGAGGCGGCCGAGCGGCACATGCGCGTGCCGGTGCAGGGCAACTGGGTGCCGTTCGACCGGGCGGTGACGCCCTATACCGTCGAGCCCGCCGACATGACCCAGTCGCGCCGCTTCAAGGCCGTGGTCTTCCTCGGGCCGTCGCAGAGCGGCAAGAGCCAGATGATGCAGTCGGTCTCGGCCCATGCCGTCACCTGCGCGCCGGGCCCGGTGCAGGTCATCCACATGACCAAGACCGATGCCGACGCCTGGGTCGAGGAGAAGCTCGACCCCACGATCCTGAACAGCCCGGCGCTGCGCGAGCGCCTGGGCACCGGGCGCGACGACAGCACCTTCAGCCGCAAGCGCTTCAAGGGCATGCGGCTCACCATCGGCTATCCGGTGCCGAACCAGCTCTCGAGCCGGTCTCAGCGCCTCGTGATGCTCACCGATTACGATCACATGCCCCAGAAGCTCGGGCCGAAGGACAGCCCGGAGGGCTCGCCCTTCGGCATGGCGCTGCAGCGGATCCGCACCTTCATGAGCCGGGGCTGCGTCCTGGCCGAGACCTCGCCCGCCTTCCCGGTGGACCCGAATGCGGACTGGGCGCCGCATGCCGGCCATCCGCACATGCTGCCGCCGGCCACGGCCGGGCTCGTGCCGATCTACAACGAGGGCACGCGCGGGCGCTGGTACTGGGAATGCCCGGACTGCGGCGATCTCTTCGAGCCGCGCTTCGACCGGCTGCATTACGATGCGGATCTCGATCCGGGCGCGGCGGGCGAGCAGGCGATGATGGAATGCCCGCACTGCGGAACGCTCATCGCCCACCGTCACAAGGTCGGCCTCAACCGCGCCGCGCTCGAGGGTCGCGGTGGCTGGCTGCACGAGGGCCGCCACATCGAGGCGAACGGGCGCCGGGCGCTGGTCCGGATCGACGATCCCGACATCCGACGCACGCCCATCGCGAGCTACAGTCTGAACGGGGCCGCCGCGGCCTTCGCCTCGTGGGAGGAGCTGGTCCAGCGCTACGAGACCGAGCGGCGGCGGTTCGAAGCCTTGGGCGACGACACCGACTTCGCCCGGGTGCATTACACCGACATCGGCGTGCCTTACCGGCGCCCCGAGGCCGAAGAGGAGGGCGCCCTCACGGCGGCGCAGATCCGCGAGCACATGCGCAGTCAGGAACGGCGCGTGGCCCCGGCCTGGACGCGCTTCGTCACGGTCTCGATCGACGTGCAGGGCAACCGCTTCGAGGTGCTGGTCATGGCCTGGGGCGCGCAGGGCGAGCGGATGCCGATCGACCGGTTCGCGGTGGCGCAGCCTCCCGACCATGCCCCGCGCGCGAAGGGTGACGACGAGCGATACCGGGCGCTCGACCCCGGCCGCTATGTCGAGGATGCCGATGCGCTCCTCGATCTGCCCGAGCGTCTCTATCCGGTGGAGGGGGCGAGCTGGAGCCTGAAGCCCTGCGCGCTGGTGATCGACTTCAACGGCCCGGCCGGCTGGTCGGACAATGCCGAGAAGTTCTGGCGCGCGCGCCGGCGCAACGGTCAGGGCGGGCTCTGGTGGCTCTCGATCGGCCGCGGGGGCTTTCAGCAGCGCGACCGGGTCTGGCACGAGGCGCCCGAGCGGGGCTCGAAGGGCAGGCGCGCGCGCGGCATCAAGCTGCTGAACATGGCGACCGACCGGATGAAGGAGAGCGTCCTCGCGGCCGTCGGCCGGTTCGAGGGCGGTCAGGGCGCCCAGCATGTGCCCTCCTGGCTCGAGGCGGAGCATCTCGACGAGCTCCTCGCCGAGCGCCGGGGCGCCAAGGGCTACGAGAAGCGCCAGGGCGCTGTCCGCAACGAGACGCTCGATCTCTCGGTGCAGGCGCTGGCCGTAGCGGAGTTCAAGGGGCTGAACCGGATCGACTGGCAGGCGCCGCCCGCCTGGGCCGAGGCGGGGCCCGCCAACCCGTTCGCCGTGGCCGTGTCCGCAGCTGCGGCAGAGGCCGCACCGGCCCCGCGCCGGCGCGCGCGGACCTCGCGCTCGCGATACATGGAGGGATCATGACGCTCGACGATATGGAGCGGCGGCTCACGGGGCTGCTCGACATCCGCCACCGGGGCGTGCGGTCGGGCTCGGTCGGGTCCGAACGGGTGGAGTATCAGAGCGATGCCGATCTCGCGCGGGCCATCGCCGATCTCGAACGGCGCATCGCGAAGGCGCGGAAGACGGCGCGCCGGGTGATCCGGCCCTATGCGGTGAAGGACCTGTGATGGCGGGCCCCTTCCTGCGCCGGCTCGGCGCCTGGGTCGGCGGGTTCGACGCGGGTCTCGCCAACCGGCGCCTGCGCGGCTTCCGTCCCGCGCGGGCGCATGTGAACGCGCTTCTCGCCGCGGCCGGGCCCGACATGAACGCCCGCGCGCGCTACCTCGTGCGCAACAACGGCTATGCCCAGGGCGCGCTCGACAGCTGGGCCGCGAACACGGTCGGCACCGGGGTGAAACCCTCCTCGCTCATCGCGGCGCCGGCGCGGAAGGCCGCCCTCCAGCGGCTCTGGCAGGACTGGACCGACGAGGCCGACGCCGAGGGCGTGACCGATTTCTACGGCCTGCAGCGCCGCATCGCGCGCGAGTTCTTCCTCACCGGCGAATGCTTCGTGCGCCTGCGCGCGCGGCGGCCCGGCGACGGGCTCACGGTGCCGCTCCAGCTTCAGTGCCTGCCCTCCGAGATGCTGCCGATCGGCAGGACCGAGGTGCTGGGCGGCGGGCGCGCGATCCGGCAGGGGATCGAGTTCGATGCGGTGGGCCGGCGGGTGGCCTATCACTTCCATCGCCGCCATCCGGGCGATCCGACCGAGCCGGGGCTTGCGGGCGAGACGGTGCGCGTGCCGGCCGAGGATGTGCTCCACATCGTCGATCCGGTCGAGAGCGGGCAGCTCCGCGGCGTCTCGCGCTTCGCACCCGCCATCGTGAAGCTCTTCCTGCTCGATCAGTACGACGATGCCGAACTCGACCGGAAGAAGGTCGCGGCCATGTATGCGATGTTCATCACCTCGAACGATCCGGATGCGGCGCCGCTCGAGGGCGAGCTGGGCGATCAGGTGGCGCCGGGGCAGATCGTGCGTCTCGACCCGGGCGAGGACATGAAGGTGGCCGATCCCGCGGATTCGGGCGCGACCTACGAGCCCTTCCAGTACCGCACGCTCCTGCAGGTCTCGGCCGCCCTCGGCATCCCCTATGCTCACCTGTCGCAGGACATGGTGAAGGCGAACTACTCGAATGCCCGCACCGCGCTCATGGAGTTCCGCCGCCGGGTGGAGGCCTTCCAGCATTCGGTCCTCGTCTATCAGCTCTGCCGCCCGGTCTGGGCGCGCTTCACCGATCTCGCGGTGCTGACCGGAGCGGTGGGGCTGCCGGGCTATGAGCGGCGGCGGCGGGACTATCTCGCCTGCGAGTGGCTGCCGCCGAAGTGGCAATGGGTCGATCCGCTGAAGGACATCCGCGCCGAGATCGAGGAGATCGGCGCGGGCCTCAAGAGCCGGTCGCAGGCGATCGGGGAGCGCGGCTACGACGCCGAGGAGGTCGATCGCCAGATCGCCGCCGACCGGAAGCGCGAGGGGCGGCTCGGGCTCGACTTCCGCCGCAGCGCGCAGGGGCCTTCCGCGCCTGCGACGCAAGACGGGGCGCGCGCCGACGAGGAGGACGATGAGGACGACGACGGACGCGCGGCGGACCGCGACGCCGGCAGGAGGGCAGAGCCATGAACTATCCGATGATCGCGGGCCGGGTGTTCGGCACGCCGCTGCTGGTCGATCCCGTGAAAGGCGCGGCCTTCCTCGCGGGCCTCGGCCCCCGGCTCGTGAACGGGGCGCTCGAGCTGCGCGGGCTCGAGGAGCTCGCGCCCGACCGCGTGGCCGAGGCCGGGCGGATCGCGCCGCGCGCCTCGGTGCTCCTCGACGATGCGGGCGACGCCCGGCGGGAGGCGGGCCGGCCGCTCTACCTTGTGGAGGGCGGCGTCGCGGTGATCGAAGTCACCGGCACGCTCGTTCACCGTGGCGGCTGGATCGGCCAGTCCTCGGGGACGACCTCCTACGAGGGGCTGATGGCGCAGATCTCCGCGGCCGTGGCCGATCCGTCCGTGCGCGGCATCGCGCTCGAGATCGACAGTTATGGCGGCGAGGTGGCGGGGCTCTTCGATCTGGCCGACGCGATCCGGGCCGCGCGGGCGGTGAAGCCGGTGCGCGCCTTCGTGGCCGAGGCGGCCCTGTCGGCGGCCTATGCGATTGCAAGCCAGGCCGAGCGGATCGTGCTGCCGCGCACCGGCGCCGTGGGCAGCATTGGCGTGCTCCTCGTGCATGCCGACTTCTCGCAGGCCATGGCCGACCGCGGTGTCGCGGTCACGCTGATCCATGCCGGGCGGCACAAGGTCGACGGCAATCCCTACGAGGCCCTGCCCGAGGGGGTGCGCGCCGACCTGCAGGCCCGCGTCGAAGCCTCCCGCGCGCTCTTCGCCGAGACGGTCGCGGCGGGCCGCGGCGCGCGGCTCAGCCGACAGCAGGCGCTCGCCACCGAGGCGCAGGTCCTCGACGGTGCCGCCGCGGTGGCCGCGGGTCTCGCCGACGAGGTCTCCGATCTCCGGAGGGCCTTCGCCGCCTTCCGCGCCGAACTGTTCGATCCGCACCTTACATCCCCCCGGGCCGGCACGCCGGCCGCAGCCAAGGAGACCCCGACCATGACCGATGAGACCACGACCGGCGCCGCGCGAGGTACGGCCGCAGAGGGCAGCGCGCCCCCAATGGAGACCGCGGAAGGATCCGGCGGCGGCGCGCCGGCCGCGAATGTCGCCGTGGCCGAGGCCGCCGAACTGATCGAGATCGGCCAGCAGGCGGCCCGGCTCGGCCTGGCCGTCGATGTGGCCGACGCGATGCGCCGCGGCCTCTCGGCCGCTGCCCTCCGCCGCACCGTGCTCGACGGGCTGGCAGCCCGGGGCGACGGGGCCGACCTCGTGGCCCACGCCCCGACTGCTGCCGCCGGGCCGAAGGAAAGCCCGCTCCTCGCCGCCGCGCGCCGCACCGCCGAAGCGCAGGCCGCCAGCCGCCGGGCCTGACCCGGCGGCTGTGAGACGGGGGGCTAGACCGCTCCCCGCACGCACGCTCATCCGCCCGCATCGTTCCGAAGCCCCCGCCTCCCCATGGACCGCGGGCGCTTCCGCACGCCCTCACCCCCGAAAGGACCCCCGACCATGGCACCCCTGATCAAGCCGCCGAGCCTCGGCGATCTCGTGAAGTACGAGCTCGAGCCGAACTTCACCCGCGAGACGGTCACGCTGCGGGCCGGCACCGCCTATCCGCTGGGCGCCGTCCTGGGCCTCGTCGCCACCGGCCCCGACGCCGGCCGGTTCGCCTTCGCCGCGGACGAGGCGGAGACCGGCGAGACCGCGGCCGCGGCCGTCCTCCTTGAGCCGGTCGATGCGACGGAGGGAGAACGCCGCGGCACCGTCCTCCGCCGTGGCCCCGCGATCCTCTCCCGCGCGGAGCTGGTCTTCGACCCGAGCCTCGGGGACGAGAGCCAGCGGGCCGGCCGGATCGCCGAGCTCACCGATCTCGGCCTCGTCGTGCGCGAAACGGCCTGAGCCCCCGCCATCCGTCCCGTCCCATCCATTCTCCCCGGCGACCCGCCCGGCGCCGATCCCCGTTCCTGAAGGAGCCCGATCATGACGATCACCCGCAATCCGTTCGACGCCGGCGGCTATTCGCTGGCCGAGATGACCCAGGCCATCAACATCCTGCCGAACCTCTACACCCGCCTCGGCCAGATGGGCCTCTTCCAGTTCGAGGGGGTGACCCAGCGCAGCGTGATCATCGAGCAGGCCGAGGGCGTGCTCTCGCTGCTGCCGTCCCAGCCCTGGGGCGGGCCCGCGACGGTGGGCGGCCGCGAGCGCCGCTCGATGCGCTCCTTCGCGCTGCCCCACATTCCGCATGACGACGTGATCACCGCGGCCGATGTGCAGGGCCAGCCCGCGCTGGGGTCGACCGGGCAGGCCGATCCTCTGGCCGAGGTCATGACGCGCAAGCTCGCGCTCATGCGCCGCAAGCACGCGGCGACCCGGGAATATATGGAGATGAACGCGCTCCGCGGGGTGGTGAAGGACGGGGCCGGTCTCACGCTCTACGACTACTTCGCCGAGTTCGGGCTGGCGCGGATCTCGGTGGACTTCCTCCTCGGCACCGCGGGGACGAACGTCCAGGCCAAGTGCCGCGAGGTGCTGCGGGCGGTCGAGGAGGAGCTCAAGGGCGAGTCCATGACCGGCGTCACCGCCCTCGTGAGCCCCGAGTTCTTCGACAAGCTGATCGGCCATCCGAAGGTCGAGGAGGCCTACAAATACTACGCCTCGAGCGGGGCGCAGCCGCTGCGGCAGGACGTGCGGCGGAGCTTTCCCTTCGCGGGCCTCCTCTTCGAGGAATATGTGGGCTCGGTCACCCTCGCAGGCGGGGCCTCCGAGCGGCTGGTGCCGGCACAGGAGGGCACGGCCTTCCCGCTCGGCACGATGGACACGTTCCGCACCTACGGCGCCCCGGCCGATCTTCTGGAAGCCGTCAACACGATCGGCCAGCCGATCTATGCCCGCCAGCTCCTCGATCCGAAGGGCCGCTGGATCGATCTCATGACCGAGGCCAACATCCTGCCGGTCAACAAGCGCCCGCGTCTCGCGGTGCGGATCCTGACCTCGAACTGAGGCGGCCGCCATGTCCGTCCCCCTCGAGGGCATGGGCGCGACCCTGACCGCCCTCTTCGGCGCGCCCGTGAGCTACCTGCCGCAGGGCGGGCCCGCGCGCGACGTGCCCTCGATCTTCCGCGAGGAGCAGGTCGAGGCCGAGGATCCCGAGGGCCGGATCGTGCTCGTCATGGCGCCCACCTGGCGGGTGCGCCGCGATCTGGTCCCCGAGCTCGCGCGGCGGGACCGGATCCGGCTGGCCGACGGCCGGGTCTATGAGGTGGACGAGATCTGGCCGCCCGCGACCCCGGCGGCGGACGCGCTCACGCGCTGCACCCTGCGGAAGGCCGCGCCATGACCGGGCGCATCCGCTTCCGTCAGATCGCCCGCGCGGCGCTCGCCGCCGATCCGCGCATGGGCAGCTTCTCGCAGATCTCCGCCTGGGAAGCCCGGCCGAATGCCGACCGCCTGCCGCTCCTGATGGTGGTGACGCCGGTCGAGCGGGCGACCCAGGCCACGCTCTCCGCCTTCGAGCGCGCGACCGTCCTGCAGGTGGGCGTGAAGCGGCTCGGCCGAGACGATCTCGAGGATCTCCTCGACGCGGATGCCGATGCCGTCGAGGGCGCCATCTGCCGGGCGTTCCAGCAGGCGGCCATCGTCTGCCTGCCCGAGGAGGTGACGGTCACGCTCAACACGGAAGGCGAGCAGGCCGTAGGCACGCTGATCTCGAGCTTCCGCATCGTCTGGCGCAGGCCGATCCCTCGGCCCGCGCCCTGACCTTGCCCCGGTCCGCGGGCTGGCCTCGGCCGAAGAGCGGGCGATCCATTGCAACCGGGCCTCAGGCACCCCGCACCGCGGGCCGCGGCCCCCTGCCGAAAGGGCAACACCATGAACGATACCGTCACGCCGGGCATCGGCACGCTGATCTATGCCTCGACCGCGCTGCCCGCCGCCGCCACCGAAACGGCCTACGGGGGCCTCACCTGGACCGCGGTGGGCGAGGTCACCGAAGTGCCCGAATACGGCGGCTCCGCCGAGGTGGTGAACCACACGCCGCTCGCGACCGGCATCACGCAGAAATACCACGGCGCGGTGAACTACGGCTCGATGCAGATCCCGCTCGCCTTCAACAGCACCGACGCGGGCCAGGCCATCCTCGAGGCCGCGCGGAAGAACCGCAACCGCATCGCCTTCAAGATCGCCTTCCCGAAGATCGACCCGCTCTCGACCGAGGGGGCGGCCGATTACTTCCAGGGCAAGGTCTTCGGCTTCACCAAGAGCGCGCCCGCCAACGGCGTCGTCTCGGGATCGGTGACCGTCGAGATCGAGACCGAGCTTACCTCGGTCGAGGAGGCCTGAGCCTCCCCCCGGATCCCGCCCGGCGACGGGCGGGACCGGCCGCGGCCGGCGTGGGTCATCGGCGGCGGCCACCCCCTGAACCCGAACCCCAAGGATCATGGACATGGACTTCACCCAGTTCGACAGCCGCACCGCGGCCGAAACCGCCCGCCCGCTGCATCTCCGCCACCCGGCCACGGGCCGGCTCCTCTTCGCCGACGAGGCCGAAGCGAAGCCCTGCGAGGTGCTGGTGCTCGGCTCCGAGAGCCGCGCCGCCCAAGCCGCGATCCGCGCCGCGCAGAAGGCACGGCTGAAGACCGACCGCGACGACGAGCGCCAGACCATGGAGGAGGTCCATGCGAACCTCGTCGCCGCCGCAAAGCCGCTGGTTGCGGGCTTCCGGAACGTGAACCGCGGCGAGGCGCCCGCCGGCCCGGCCGATGCCGAGTGGTTCCTGAACCTCAACCTGATCACCGGCCGCGAGGGCGAGAAGAGCTTCGTCGAGCAGGTCATGGGCTTTGCCACCAGCCGCGCGAACTATCTGGGAAACGGCTCGCCCGACTGACGCTCTATGCGCGTCAGACGGGCTTCCTGCAGGCCACGCCGGAGACGGCGAAGCGGACCCGGATGGAAGATCTGCGGGCGGCCCGGCGGCCGCTCGGCCTGCCCGAGATCGAGGCCGGCAAATATCTGATCGCCTGCCTCACCGCCGAGGACGGTCTCGGCTGGTGCGCGACCGACCCGATGGGCGGGCTCGCCCCGCATTCCTGGGCCGAGATCGAGGCCTACAGCCGCGGGGCAGGCCTCGACCTCGAGCCCTGGGAGGCGCGCCAGCTCCGCGCCATGTCGGCCGCCTACGTCGAAGGCCGGATCGAGGGTCGGAAGAAGAACGGCGTGGCGCCGACCTTCTCCGGCGGAGAGGCCGCCCGGAAGCGCGAGCTGGCTCAGGCCATCAGGGCGCAGATGCGGCTGGCGCAGGCGCCAGCGTGACCGCGGTTCCGGTCGCGACGACCATCACCATCGAACTGTGAATTGCGCCAGCCGCGATTTGAGAATGCGTGAATGAGATCGCTATAACCGCGTCCGCCCCAAGCTCTGAGGCTCTGGTTTTGATATCTTCGAGTGCATCTCTGCGGGCGTCTTGAAAGGCCTTCTCCAAGGTGACGCTCTTTCCGCCGGCGAGGTCGCGGACAGCGACAAACATGTCCTTGAAGGCGTTGAGCCCGAATACCCGTTCTGACGAGACGATACCGAGCCTCTGGATTACCGGCAAATTTGGCGCCGTCTCGGTCGTCAAGATAATCGCATCCCTTTGCTTTTTGCGGGTCGCGGCTTCCTGGGCCGAGGCCCTCTGATCGTCCTCAAGGGATTCCTGTCGGCACCTCCGACATTGGCCGTCAATGACGTCAAGAAATCCGGTCTTGTGGCCGCATGTTTTGCAGACGGGCATTCAGGCTCCTCCGGGCAGATCGACGTTCGCACCCTCCGCGGGGGGTGCTCCAAACGCAAGCTCCTCAAAATTCTGCAATGCAGGAAAGAAACGGCTTTCCCAATGTCAGCATCGAACATGGGCGCCATGCGCGCCACCCTCGGCCTCGACGTCTCGCAGTTCGAGAACCGGGCTCAGTCCGCCGGCCGGACGGCAAAGCAGATGTCCGACGCCATGGCGCGGGCGTTCGAGGTTGCGAAGGCCTCCGCCATGGGCGGCGCCCGGAGCTTCGAGGAGCTGCGGGCCTCGATCGATCCGACCTTCGCCGCGACGCAACGCTATGCCGCCATCCAGCGCGAGCTTGCGGGGATGGTGGAGAGCGGTGCCGCCAGCCAGCGGGCGGCGAACCTCGTCCTCGAGCAGGCCGCCGCGAAGTACATGGGGGTGGAGACGGCGGCCGAACGGACGGCACGGGCGCAGCGGGAGACCTCTGCCGCGGCGGATGCGGCCGCCCGCGGATATACCTCGCTCCGGGCGCAGGTCGATCCGCTCTATGCGGCCTCGAAGCGGTACGAGCAGGCGCTCGAGACGCTGAATGCGGCGCAGGCGGCGGGGGTCATCGGCGATCAGGAACGCGCGCGGACGCTCAAGCTGCTCGACGCCCAGATGATCTCGGCGGATCGCGCGACGACGGCGGCCACTCTAGGCATCGGTCGGTTCACGCCCGCGATCACCAATGCCTCGTTCCAGGTGCAGGACTTCGCGGTGCAGGTCGCCTCGGGTCAGTCGGCGATGATCGCCTTCACCCAGCAGGCGCCCCAGCTTCTCGGCGCCTTCGGCTTCTCCGGGAAGCTGGCCCTGATCGGGGCGGGCCTCGGGACGATCCTCGCCATCGGCGCAGCACTCGTTCCCGTGTTCCAGCGCATGGCCGCCGGGACTGCTGGGCTGAAGGAGAAGATCGACGATCTGACGAAGTCGGTGGACGGCTACAAGAGCGCCTCGGAACGCGCCCACAAGTCGGCCATGGAACTCACCGCCGAGTTCGGCGCCAACGCCGCGAGCGCGCGGGAGGCCTATGCCGCCCTGCAGAGCCTCGCGCAACTCACCGCTGTTCAGGATCTTCGCAAGGCCATGGAGGGCATCGGGGATGCCATTCCTTCGTCCTTCGGTCGCCTCATATCGCAGCTGGATGCCACGGGCCGCGTCGGGGCGCAGGCTGCCGCCAACCTCCGCACTCAGTTCGGGCTGACCGCGGAGGAAGGGAAGCGCCTCGCGGAAGCCATCCACGCCGTGGGAGCGTCCTCCGGCCCCGAGGAGGCGGCAAAGCGCGCGGCCGACCTTCATCGGACGATGGTCGACGTGTTCGGAGCGGTCGAGGCCATTCCGCCCGAGTTCCAGACCCTCGCGCGCCTCGCGGCCGAGGGCAATGTCGCGGCCCTGCAGTTGCTCGGGACCATGAACGGTCTCACCGGCAGCATTTCCTCTGCGGCATCGGAAGCGGCGCGGCTGGCGGCAAACCTCGGCTCCGCGGCCAACAGCGCCGCGGCGGAGGCCTCGCGCCAGATCTCGATCGTCGACGCGCAGATGGCCGCGATCCGCGCCGGCCAGGACGAGGTGATCGCGGGCAAGCGCGCAGCCATCGAACTTGATAGGCAGGCCTATGTGGCGGCGAAGATGGCGGCGGGCATGGATGCGGACCGCGCGGAGTCTCTCGCGTCGCAGGTCTTCGCCTCGCAGGAGATCCTCGCCGTCCGGGAAGAGGAGCTGCGGGCGATGCAGAAGGCCCGCTCGGAGGCCGAGAAGGCCGCCAACGGAGGCGCGAAGGCGGCTGCGGCCGAGGCGAAGGCTCTCGACAAGAGCGCCCGGAAATATCTCGAGATGATCGACCCGATGGAGAAGTATCGCCGGAAGCAGGCCGAGCTGAAGAAGCTCCTCGATGCCGGCAGGATCTCGGCGGACCAGTATCGGCGGGCCCTGGCGGAGATCGCGGCCGAGATGGGCGAGAACAACCCCGTGTTCGAGGAGTTCCGCAGCGCCGTGGGCTCTGCCGTCGACTGGATGCTCGACGGCTTCCGCGGCGGCTTCAAGGGCCTCCTCGACATCGCGAAGAACACGCTGCGACAGATCATCGGCATGTTCATGACGAACCGGATCACGCTCTCGCTCGGCCTGGGGGTCTCTGGCGCGGCCGCAGGTGCGGCCGGGGCTGCCGTCGCGGGCGCCGGCGGCATGGGCACGCTCAGTGCGCTCGGCGGCATCGCGAGCGGGATCAATGCGGTGCTTGGCGGCATCGGCGGCGCGCTTTCCGCCTTCGGCACCGGCGCCTGGGGCGCGCTCTCGAACTTTGCAACGGGCGGCCTGTCCGGCGGCCTGGCCTATATCGGCAGCTCCCTGAACTTCGCCACCAGCGGTCTCGCGGGCTTCGCGCAGGCGGCGGGCGCCATCCTCGGCCCCATTGCCGCGGTGGCGGCGGCTTTCTCCTTCTTCGGCTCGAAGACGAAGCTCCTCGACGCAGGCCTGCGCGTCACCGTGCGCGAGCTGAACGCGATGGTGGAGAGCTACAGGAAGGTCGAGAAGTCCCGGTTCGGCGGGCTGTCGAAGTCGCGGCGCACGAGCTATGGCCTCGCCGACGGCGCGGTGGCGGGCCCCATCGTCAAGGCCGTGGGTCAGATGCAGGCCTCGGTCATGGATGTGGCGGACACGCTCGGCATCGGGGCCGAGGCCTTCAAGGGCTTCGCGGCCTCGGTGAAGTTCTCGACCAAGGGGCTCTCCGACGAGGAGATCGGGGCGAAGCTGCAGGAGAAGCTGACCGAGCTCGGCGACAACTTCGCCGCCCGCGCCTTCGGCTATGTCGGGAAGAACGACCAGGCGATCCGGGACCTCGAGAAGCGGATCGCCGAGGGGACGTCCGATGCGGTGGTGACCGGGCTCAAGGGATCCATCGGCGACCGGCTTCTCTCCGCCTTCTTCGGCCGGAAGCAGCAGGGCGATCTGGCCGAGCTGATCGCGGGCAACACGCTCGTCTCGACCCGTCCCGAGCTCGCCGCTCTGGTCAAGGAGGGCGAAAGCTTCGTCGAGGCCCTGCAGCGGCTGAGCGCGGCCATGTCCGGGGTCAACGGCGTCATGGACACGCTGGGGCACAGCTTCCGCGCCGTGGATATGGTGACCGCCGGCATGGCCTCGGATCTGGCCGCGCTCTTCGGCGGGCTCGACGGGCTCGTCTCCGCCACCTCCTCCTATTACCAGGCCTTCTATAGCGAGGCCGAGCGGATGGAGACCGCGACCCGGCAGGCGACCGAGGCGCTGGCCGAGATGGGCGTGGCCCTTCCGCAGACCCGCGCCGAATATCGCCGGCTGGTCGAGGCGCAGGATCTGACCACCGAGCGCGGTCGGGAGCTTTATGCGGCCCTCGTCGGCATGGCCGGCGTCATGGATCAGATCCTCCCGAGCGTCGCCGGCCTCTCGGCCGGGCTGGCGGGGCTCGTGGGCACCATCTCCACGGATCTCGACGGCATGATCTCCGGCGCGGCCGAGGCGCAGCGGGCGGCGGCCGCGGCGGCGAAGGGCTGGTATCAGGTCACGGTGGCGCTGCGCGATTACATCGGCGACCTGCGCTCGGCCGCGTCCGAGCTGATCTCGCCCGCGGTCGCGGCGGCGCAGTCGCAGGCGCGCTACCAGACCATGCTGGCGAGCGCGATGGCGGGGGATCAGGAGGCGGCCAAGGCCGTCTCCGGCGCGGCCTCGGCCTATATCGACGCCGTGCGCGGGCAGGCCCGGTCGGCGGTGGATGTGGCGCGCGCGCAGGCGCAGGTGCTCTCCGACCTGCAGCTCCTGCAGGGCGTGACCGGCCTCGAGGGGGCGAAGGAGGATGTGCTGGCCAGCCTCTATCGGGAGCAGGTCGATCTCCTGACCGAGGTGCGGGACTATCTGACCGGTGGCGAGGCGCTGAAGCCCGAGCAGATTGCGGCGTTGAATGCTCAGCTGGGCTCCCTCGAAGGCGCCATCGCCGCGGCGAAGGAGATCTCCTACGCCGCGCTCCGCGAGCGGATCGATGTGACCGTGGGGCTGACGGCGACGGCCGCGATCCCGGCCGACCTGCGCCGCATCCTGAAGAATGCCACGAGCGGCGTCGAGGTCTCGCTCGACATGGTGCTGCGGCGGATGGATCTCTCGCCCGATCTGGTCTGGATCGCGGCGAAGGCCTCGTCCGACCACCTCGCGCGCATCGACTTTCTGGCGAAGACCGACGCGCTGCCCGACGATCTGCGCGCGCTCGCCGCCGTCCGCGTGGCGCAGTCGGTGCGCAGGCTCGCGCTGGTGATGGACAGGCCCGCCTCCGATCTCGGCATGGCGGAACTCCTGAAGGCCCTCGGCGCCCAGGGCGGCCGGATCACGCTCGGAGGCTCCTTCGCCTTCGACCCCTCGACCGGCTTCTCGACCTGGTTCGAGAGCACCACCCGAACCACGCTCACCGCCCCCATGGGCGCTCTGCGCACCGCGCTCGACGATCTGAGGGCCGCGATCCTCGCCCAAGAGCGCGCGGCCGGGCAGCGCGAGCGCGGAGCGGCTCTCTCGGCCTTCGCCGGAGGCCTCGCCACCAATGCCGCCGGCGACATCCTCGCCACCGACAAGCAGATCATGGCGATGGCGGCCAAGGCCGGGATCTCGACCGATGGCAAGACCATCGGGCAGGTGATGCGGGCCGTCGAGGGCTTCTCGCCGCTCGACGGGATCGAGACGATCCGCCGGCTGCCGGGGAGCCTGAAGGACTATCTCTGGGGCCTCTTCCAGCAGCGGCAGGGCCGGATCCCGCTCGATACCGCCGATTACCTGCGGCTCTACCCGGACGTGGCCGCGGATGAGTACGGCTACGACCCGACCATCCACTACCGCAACCACGGCCGCGAGGCGATCCTCGCTGGCCTGCGGCCGTTCCGGCCGGAGGTGTTCGACTGGTCGGCCATCGGCCTCGACGTCCCGGGCTTCGCCGCGGGCGGGCTCCATGCGGGCGGCCTGCGCCTCGTGGGCGAGCTCGGGCCCGAGCTCGAGGCCACCGGCCCGAGCCGCATCCACAGTGCGGGGCGGACCGCCGACATCCTCGGCGGCGCCGCCATGGGCGCCTCCGAGGTGGCCGGGGCCGTGCGCGACCTGCAGGCCGAGCTCGTGGCTCTGCGGGCCGAGCTCGCAGAGATGAAGGTCTGGGCTCGCAAGGGGGCCGAGGCCTCCACCGCCACCGCGAAGGACCTGCGCCGGATCGGAACGGTGGGGGTGCGGATCGACCCGACGGAGGCCGTCTGATGCGGATCATCCTGCCGACCCCGGTCACGCCGGCGGCGCTCCTCGCGAGCAATATCCCCGAGGACGATCATCCCGCCTGGGGCGCAGGCGTAACCTATGCCCGCGGCGCCCGCGTCGTGGCCCATCACGGCGTCTGGGAGAGCGTGGCCGACGGCAACACGGGTCACGATCCGGCGGCGGATGCGCTCGGCAGCTGGTGGCTCCGGATCGGGGCCACCAACCGCTGGCGCGCCTTCGACGAGCGGATCGGCGGCCAGACGGTCGGCGGCCCCACCATCACCTATTCGATCCGGCTGCCGCGCACGCTGAACCGCCTCGCCTTCTTCAACCTCGATGCGGCGTCCCTCCGGGTGAAGGTCACCACGCCCGCGGGCGCCACGATCCACGACCGGACGGAGGATCTCGTGGCCCGCGATCCGGTCGGCACCTTCTGGGAATATGTCTTCACGGAGTTCGCCTTCACCCCGAATGTGATCGTGGCCGCGCCGCTGCCGGCAGGGGCCACGCTCGACATCACGGTCACGGGGGGCGCCGTCACCCGCGTGGGCGAGATCGTGATGGGCCGCGACACGCCGGTCGGCACCACGGTGGCCGGCACCGGCCTCGGCCTCGTCGATTATTCCGTGAAGCAGCGCGACGAATGGGGCGGGCTCTATATCGTGCCGCGCCCCGTCACCCGCACGGTCTCGCTGGCCTTCCAGGTCCCGCTCGAGGGCGCGGCGCGCGTCCAGTCGATCATGGAGCGGGTCTCGAGCCGGCTCGCCGTCTTCTACGCGGGCGAAGGGGTCGACCTCTGGGGCACCACCGTCGCCGGCATCCTCCGCGATTACGACCTGACCCTCGGCCATGCCATCTGCGACGGCCGCGCCGAGGTCGAGAGCCTCGCCTGACGCAAGGAACCTGCCATGGACTTCTTCTCTCCCCCGCCGACGCCGCCGAACAGCGGCAACCCCGGCACCTTCAACGACGATGCCGACGCCTTCCTCGGCTGGTTCCCGGCCTTCGTGGCCGAGCTGAACGCGCTGCTGCCCTATCTGACCGGCGCGGGCTTCGGGGACGGCACCGCCGCCGCGCCGGGCCTCGTCTGGAAGGGCGATCCCGACACCGGGCTCTTCCGCCCGGGGAGCAACGCGCTGGGGATCGCGGCCGGAGGCATCCTCCGGCTCACGGTCTCGGCCCTCGCGCTCACCTCGACCGTGCCGCTCCGGGCGCCGCTCGGGACGGCGGCCGCGCCGGGGATCTCGTTCGAGACCGATCCGAACACCGGGATCCGGAGCGACGGGGCGGACGTCCTGCACTTCATCACCGGCGGCGCCACCCGCGGCTTCTTCTCCACCACCCACTTCCAGTCCACCCTGCCGGCCGTGGTGCCCGTCGGGGCGGCTGCAACCCCCGCTCTCACCTTCGCGGGCGATCTCGACACCGGCATCTTCCGGGCCGCGGCGGACCTGCTCGGGATCGCGACCGGGGGCGAGGAGCGGTTCCGCATCGGCTCCGGCCGCGCGGCCTCGCTCGTGCCGTTCAGCGTTCCGGACGGGACGCCGACCTTCCCCGGTCTCACCTTCAACGGAGAGGTGGGTTCGAACACCGGCTTCTTCCTCGCGGCCGAGAACGAGCTCGGCGTCTCCTGCCAGGGGACGGAACGGGCGCGGTTCACGCCCTCCGGCATGCAGCTGCAGGGGCTCATGACCGGCACGGCCGTGACCCAGAGCGATCTCGACACCACGCCCGGGCGCCTCCTGAAGGTCGGGGATTACGGCCTCGGCGGCACGGCGCGCCCGATCCCGGGCAACGATGCGGACCAGATCGGGGCGACGGGCTTCTATCAGGTCACAAGCGCCACGCTGAACCGTCCGGCCGGCATGAGCGTCGGCACCCTGCAGCATATCCAGCACGGAGCGAACCGGGCGGTTCAGATCGCCTATCCGCAGACCGCCAGCGACACCGGGCGCTGGTGCCGGTCCAAGGATACCACCTGGGGCGACTGGTTCCTCACCTACGATCAGCGCAATATCGTGGGCGCCGTCAGCTGGGCCTCCGGCTTTCCGCGCGGAGGCATCATCGAGAAGGGCGAGACGGCTGGCGCCGAATATGTCCGCTTTGCGGATGGGACGCAGCTTTGCCGCCTGGTCCAGACCGGCGTTCCGGGTCCGGCCACGCCGCATGGGCCGCTCTATCGCACCGAATGGCAGACGGTGACGCTGCCCGTCGAGTTCGCGAGCGGGGCCCTGAACGGCCATTGCGTGACCGGCGGCTGCCGGGGCGGCTCGGTGATCTCGCTCCTCGGCCGGCCGGGGGCCTCGAACGTCGCCGCCTACATGCTGCTGGCGCCGACGTCCTACGCGTCGACCCAGGTCGTCGATCTTCTCGTCACCGGTCGCTGGAGGTAACCCGCCATGATGCGCATTCGCATGGTCCCGCTTCGGCGGATGTATGAGCTGACCCTGTTCCGCGTGCAGGGGGACACCCTGATCTGCAACGACATGGTCTACGACTTCAGCGGCGTCGAGGAGGGCGACGTGCTGCCCTGGGACGCCATGGACAACACCTGGGTCACGAGCAACGTCACCCGGGTCGACGGTGTCCTCGAGTTCGAGGTGGTCTTCCCCCACGGCTATTACGGGGACCTGCCCTTGCCGAACCCCGGCACCATCGAGGTCGAGGATCAGGATATCGAGATCCCGCCCTACCTCCCGCCGTCCGGGGAGGGCTGACCCATGACCGGAAAGAGAGCAGTGATGACAACCGCGACCATCGACTACAGCAGGCTCATCAAGGCCCGGGACATCAAGGCTCAGCGCGACCTGATCCCGGCCGAGATCAGCCTGCTGCAGGCCATGATCGTGATCGGCGAGGAGAAGTGGGCCGAGGCCATGGCCATCGCGGAGGATGCCGCCTACCCCTGGGCGATGCGGGCGGCGCTCCGCGGCGCGCCGGTGCTCGTCCGCGGCTCGGAGACGACGGACACGCTGGCCTTCCTCCTCGGCCTCTCGCCGGAGGAGACCGACCGGCTGTTCGTTGAGGCCGCAGAGGTGAGGCTGTGAGCCCGGTCCGGTTCAACGCGGGTCGCTGACGCGCCGGCCGACCGCGCCGCCTGTCGCCAGCCGTTGCGCGAAGTGCCGAGGCGGCTGGGCCCCGGCTGGGATCGCCGGGTCCGACCCGCCGGCCGACCGGGGCACCCTCCCGATCATCATGACGGGACCCGGCCGCCTCCGGCCGGGCCGAGACCCGCGCGACGAGCGCGCACAACAGGAGCGGCGCGATGCCGGAAAAGGGACTGATCGACACCATCACGGCGCTCTGGGGCGGGGCCATCGCCACGCTGATCGCGGCCGCCATGGGGCGCCTGATGTATCACACCGGCGAGGTCCGCGCCCGCCGCCGCGCCTTCTTCGGCCGCGAGCTCCTCTGGGAGATCCCCGCCCTCGTCGCCATGGCCTTCGTGGGCGAGGCGCTCAGTTCGTATCTCAGCCTCGATGGTCGGGCGGCGATGGGCCTCGTCGCGATGCTGGCCTATCTCGGGCCGAGGGGCACCACGGCGATGCTGGAGCGGCTCTGGCGGGGACGGAGTGCGGGGTGAAGCGCCAGCGACAAACCGGCACATCTGCCTCCGCGACTGCGGCCCTGCCGCGCCGAAGCGTTCGCCGGATACTGTCAGCACAGGCTGAATTCCTTCGACCGAGCGGGACGTTAGCGCCAGCGCTCGCCGGGCCGCCGCAAACTCCGCCCGTCCATACCGGAACGAGAGAAAAGGCCGGCCACGGTTTCGCCACGGAGGTAACGAACTTTTGACCCGCGGATGAGAAAAGCCAATCTCTCGAAGTGGAGAACATGATGAAAAGCAAATACGTGGCTGCCGTCAGCCTGATGATCCTGCTTGCGGCATGCGCGAAGCAACCTGACCGCATCGCTGCCGTGGAAGTCGGAGGCGACAACTACTCTCGGCATAACTGCCGCCAATTGGCGAGCGAGCGGATGGCGATCTCTCAGGATCTTGCCAATCTGAGCGCAAAGCAGAAGTCCGCGGCCAATGGGGATGCCTGGGGGGTCTTTCTGCTCGGGCTTCCGCTCTCCAGCATGTCCGGAGGCGATCAGGAGGCCATGATTGCCATCGCGAAAGGCAAGATTCAGGCAATCGACCGGCAAGTGGTGGCAAAGGGCTGCCCCGTGAGCCGCCCGTTGACCCAGGACTGATCTCTCGGCTTTCGTGCCACCGCTGGCACCAGCAGCGAAGGTGCGGGAACCTCACGCCTGAGGCTCCCGCACAGAACCTCCATCAGCGTCGCCGCCTGCGATCACGATGTGGCCGCCGTCTCAGGTGGCTCGAGCGCTTGCGGGGTTTGATCCCCGCTATTCCCCAACGCCCCAAACTTCGACAATCCGAGCTCGGCGCGCCCTTTCTCAGGGCGCCCGCAGCGCCCCTCAGGCAGGGGCCGGGCTGCGTCAACAGCCCGAACCACGCGGCCAATGTGCAACCAGCGACCGCGCCAGCCTGTCCGAAGCCTTTCAGACTGCCTGCCACCCCTCGCGAGGGCAGGCGCCTTGTGAGGCAGAATCACCTTATGAAACAAGTACCTCCCGCCGCCCCGGTTGCCCCCTGGCTCGGCGGCAAGAAACGTCTCCACCCGCTCATCCTCGAGCGGATCGAGGCCATCCCGCACCGCGCCTATGTCGAGCCCTTCGTCGGCATGGGCGGGATCTTCCTCCGCCGCCGCTTCCGGCCCCGCCTCGAGGTGATGAACGACCGCAACGGCGAGATCATCAATCTCTTCCGGATCCTGCAGCGGCATTACCCGCAGCTCCTCGAGATCATGCGGTTCCAGATCTGCAGCCGGCGCGAGTTCGATCGGCTGCGGCTCACCGATCCCGCCACGCTCACCGACCTCGAGCGGGCGGCGCGGTTCCTCTACCTCCAGCGCCTCAGCTTCGGCGGCAAGCCGAACGGCAGCTTCGGCATATCGCCCGGCAATGGGCCGCTCTTCTCGCTGGCGCGCCTCGAGCCGCTCCTCGACGCCGCCCGCACGCGGCTCGATGGCGTGGTCTTCGAGTGCCTCGACTGGGCCGACCTCATCCCGCGCTACGACACAGCCGAGACGCTTTTCTATCTCGATCCGCCCTACTTCGGCGGCGAGAACGACTATGGGAAAGGTCTCTTCGACCGGGCGCAGTTCGCGCGGATCGCCGAGATCCTCGGCAGCCTCAAGGGCGCCTTCCTCCTGTCGATCAATGACACGCCCGAGATCCGGGCGCTCTTCGGCCGGTTCCATCTCGAGCCGGTGCGGCTGAATTACTCGGTCTCCGCTGCAGGCAGCACCGAGGCGCAGGAGCTCCTCGTCTCGAACCGCGAGCGGATCGCGACCCTCCTCTGAAAAACCCCACCAGTCCGACCACCCACGCCCCGCCCTCGCGCGGGGCTTTTGCATATGGAGAAAGACGTGACGACATCCGACATCCAGCGGCTGCTCGCGGCCGCGGGGCTCTACCGAGGCGCCATCGACGGCGATGCGGGGCCGCTGACCCAGGCGGCCGCAAGGGCGGCGCTCGAGGGAGAGCCGGTACCTTGGCGCACCTGGCCCTCCCGCCGGCAGCGGATCGCGGCCGGCCAAGCGGTGCTGGCGCGGCTCGGCCATGCGCCGGGAAGGATCGACGGGCTCCTCGGGCCGAACACCCGCGAGGCGCTGACCGCATGGGCCTCCGGGCCGGTGCGCGCCGCCGTCGACCGGGTGCCGCTGCCGGGCCATGCCGTGGCCGATGCCCAGGGCGCCTATCCCCGGCAGGAGTCGGTCGCGACCTTCTACGGCGTGGCGGGCGGCCCCGACTGCACGGCCGGGATCGTCGAGCTGCCGATGCCGTTCCGCCTGGCTTGGGATCTCAATACGAGCATCACGAGCTTCCGCTGCCACAGGCTGGTGGCGGCGCCCATGGCGCGGATCTTCAGCGAGGCCGTGGCCCACTACGGCGCGGCCGAGTTCGAGCGGCTGCGGCTGAACCTCTTCGGCGGCTGCTTCAACCACCGGCCCATGCGCGGCGGCTCGGCCCTCTCGATGCATGCCTGGGGCATCGCCGTCGACCTCGACCCGGAGCGCAATCCGCTCCGCTGGGGCCGCGACCGGGCGAGCTTCGCCGCGCCCGCCTACGAGCCCTTCTGGACCATCGTCGAAGCCGCCGGCGCCACAGGCCTCGGCCGCGCCTGCAACCGCGACTGGATGCACTTCCAGTTCGCCCGCCTCTGAAGGAGAGAACCCATGTCCCTGATCTTCATCCTTGCCCTCGCCCTCTGCGCGCTCGCCTTCATATTGCTCATCGGCTGGCCGCTGGTCGCTGCTCTGGCGCGGTTGGCCGCTTCGACGATCTCGGCCTCGATCCTCGCCACGCTCGCCGGGCCCGCCGCCGCCTCGACCGGTAGCGACCTGCTGACCGCGCTGACGCCGAGCCTCCTCGATCTCGCTGGCGTAGCGCTGACCGCGCTGATCGGGCTCGCGACCGTCCGCTTCCAGCGCTGGACCGGGATCCAGATCGAGGTCCGACATCGCGAGGCGCTGCACTCGGCGATCATGACCGCTGCACGGGTGGCGGTAGCGCAGGGGTTGACGCGGGAGGTCGCGACAGAGTTTGTCGCTGCCTATGCCCGCTCCTCGGTGCCCGACGCGCTGAAGCGCCTGTCGCCCTCGTCCGAGACGATGGATGCGCTTGTCCGCTCGAAGCTGCTCGAGGTCCGCGGACGCTGATGGCCACGCTGGCAGGCGACCTGATGCGCGCGCCAGCCGTGCCCCTTCCACGGCCGCACCGCTGCGACCGGTCATTGCGTCGCGAAATATGTACAGAGATTTCGGCGGGCCTCGGACGGATAACGCACCAGGGTCGTGGCTTGAAGCACAGGTTGCAGGCCGGTAGCAACCGTCACCTTCACCCGCTCATCGTTGAGCAGATCTTCCGCCGGGCGTACATAGCGCTCAACACAGCGAGCAATGGTGAGCCGAATGGCAGACACGAGATCTCCGGAGCAACGCCGGCAGATCATGCGGGCGGTGGGGACCAAGAACACGGGCCCCGAGCTCATCGTGCGCTCGTTGCTGCACGCAAAAGGCTATCGCTATCGACTCCACGCGAGGTCTCTGCCCGGACAACCGGACATAGTCTTCCCAGCCCGGCACAAGGCCATCTTCGTGAACGGGTGCTTCTGGCACGGACACGACTGCGCAAAGGGGCGGTTGCCGACCTCTCGACTGGACTACTGGGGCCCGAAAATCGAGGCGAACGTCGCACGGGATCGCAGGAAGCTCTCCGAGCTCGAGGCGCTCGGCTGGCAGACGCTGGTCGTCTGGCAGTGCGAACTGAAAGACATCGAGCGCGTGGGATCGCGGTTGTGCGCATTCCTCGGGCCGACGAAAACCGATCGACAAGCATGATGCGGTAGGCTAATCTGCAGTCCGATCCGCGCCAGCCGAGGAAGCAAACCTTTGAGACCTATTGGAATCGACCTGTTCGCCGGCGCAGGAGGCCTGTCGCTCGGCTTCGAGCAGGCGGGCTTCGACGTTGCCGCTGCCGTCGAGATCGATCCCGTGCACTGCGCCGTGCACAAGTTCAACTTCCCCGACACCGCCGTAATCCCGCGGTCGGTCGTGGGGCTCACGGCCGAGGAGATCCGCGAATCCGCCGGCATCGGGAACCGCCCCATCGACTGTGTCTTCGGTGGGCCGCCCTGCCAAGGCTTCTCCTTGATCGGGCACCGCGCCCTGGAGGATCCACGCAACAGCCTGGTGCTCGAGTTCGTACGCCTGGTGCGGGAGCTCGATGCACGGACCTTCGTCTTCGAGAACGTCAAGGGGCTGACGGTTGGCTCCCATCGGACCTTCCTCAGCGAGCTCGTCGCCGCATTCGGCATGGCGGGCTACGATGTTCGCTTGCCTTGGAAGGTTCTCGATGCGGCGGACTACGGAACGCCGCAGCATCGGCAACGCCTTTTCCTCATCGGAGCGAAGCGAGGCGAGACGCTTCCCGAGATCCCCCCGCCCCAGACGAATGCAGCCGACGCGCGAAAACCGCTCGCTCACCTTCCTGGCGGCCCGACCGTTCGGGACGCGATCGAGGACCTTCCCGATGCAGATCGGTTCGCCTCGCTCGTGGAGAGCGACGCTGTTCGGACCTCTGCCATGGGCGAGCCGTCTACCTACGCGGCCGAATTGCGCTGCCTGAACAACGATGCCTGGCATTACGGCTATCCCCGGAACTGGACGCCGACATGGATGACATCCAGCGCGCGCACGGCCCATTCGGAAATTTCTCGCCGGCGCTTCCAAGAGACCCCGCAAGGGGCGGTTGAGCCGATCAGCCGCTTCTACAAGCTGGCACCGGGCGGCCTTTGCAACACTCTGAGGGCAGGCACTGACGGTGCCCGGGGGGCCTTCACCAGTCCTCGGCCGATCCACTACGAGTACAACCGCTGCATCACCGTGCGCGAGATGGCGCGGCTTCACGGGTTCCCCGATTGGTTCAGGCTCCACGCCACTAAGTGGCATGGCGGAAGGCAAGTCGGCAACTCCGTGCCGCCGCCCCTCGCCCGCGCGGTCGCCTCCGAGATAGTCCGAGCACTGGGCGTCGCCCCGGAGCGGCCTGCGCGTGCAATCGATTTGGGAGAGCCCTCGTTGCTCTACATGGAGATGTCGGAAGCGGCGGAGCACTTCGGAGTGGCAGCGCCGTCCTCGCGGCGCGACCGAAAGAGCGGCGCAAAGAAGCGCAAGCAGCACGAGATCGAAGCGGCGCGTGTCCAATTACGTGTGGTAAATGGCTGATCCTGAACCCGAGAACGTTTCGGCAGAAGCCCAGGCGGCCGTCACTTCCGCCGAGCCGAAGACATTGAACGCCTATCAGGCGATCATCGTCGACATCTTCCAACGGTTCTATCGGCCGGGCATGGAGGAGTTCGAGTTCGGCCGCGAGGAAATCTACGAGGCCGCCGTCAGGACGGGCGTCAAGGCCCCCAAGAATCTCGGCGACGTGATCTACACGTTCCGCTACAGGCGCAGCCTGCCAAAGGCGATCCTGGATTGTCAGCCTACGGGCCGCTTTTGGCTTATCCTCGGCGCCGGCGACGCCCGCTATCGTTTCCGCCTCAGCAAGCTCTGCTACATCGAGCCGACACCCGGACTGCTCGTCAGGAAAATCCCCGACGCGACCCCCGAGATCATCGCTCAGTATGCGCTCGGCGACGAGCAAGCGTTGCTCGCGAAGGTGCGCTACAACCGGCTCATCGACATATTCCTGGGTATCACGGCCTACAGTCTGCAAAACCATCTTCGGACGAAGATCCCGAACTACGGGCAGATCGAAATCGACGAGCTCTACGTCGGCCTGGATTCCAAGGGCGCTCAGTTCATCGTCCCCGTCCAGGCCAAGGGTGGCAGCGACCGGCTCGGCGTGATTCAGACAATTCAGGACACGATCTTCTGCCGAACTGCCGAACGATACCGGCATTGCGTGGCCCGGACTGTATCTGCTCAATTCATGGGCGACGACGTCATCGCCATGTTCGAGCTCTACTTCGACGAACATGACGTCTCGATCGTGCAGGAGAAACACTATCGACTCGTTCCGGCACGCGAGATCACCGGCTCGGACTTGGGCATCTATCGTTTGTCCTGA